CTGCACAAAACAATCAAGTGTTAGCTATGAGTTCTAATATTACAAGCTCTACAAGTACAGAAGTTGAGACAGTTGAGACAACAAGTGTTGTAGTTGATACAACATCTACTCAAACTTTACAAAGTCAAATAGATGTATCAGTTTCTACAGATGCATCAGCTACAGAGACAGAACAAACTGTAGCCAATGTTATAGCTCAAAACTTACAAGATGCTCAAGATGATGTTGAAGCTAAACAAGAAGAGACAGGTGAGTATGGGTCAGAAAATACTATTATAGCTTACATGGGATTTGTACCTAACTTTAATAAATATAGATTAGTTACATTACCGGACCAAGATATATGGTATGAGTCTACAGATATCTACGCAAACAATATGCTGTCAGATAACATTGAAGGCTTTTATCAAATGGCAGGTCAGAGTTTAGAAACCCTGATTAAAATAAAAGAACTACAACCAAAATTATAGGAGAATATTATGAATTGGTTTGAAAACAAAACTACACAACTTATTGCTTTGGTAGGTATAGTAGGAACACTAGCTGGGTTTGGTTATCAAGGAGCAGAGTACGTTAATAGATTAGAAAATCTTGAAGCTGCTGTTGGTGGTATTGCAGATACCGAAGATGCTCAAAAGATAATTGAAGAAAGGTTTGGTAAAATAGAAACATCGGTTCAATTTCTAGAAAAAGAAATAGACAATATATCTATTCCTGATGTCACTGAAATTAAAACCGACATTGCTACAATTAAAGCAGACCTTGAAACTTTAGCTAGAGATATATCTAAACTAGAAACTGGTAATCCTTTAGCTGGTTAATCTTTTAATATCCTAGCGTTTAGATGAGCTTCAACTTCATTGTGAATCTTATCTAGTTTAGCTGTAGTCTCCCTGATTACAGTAGCTAGGGTATTATATTCTTCAGGTGTAAAAAACTTTTTAAGTTCTTTGATATCTGTGCTGGTTCTTTCAGTTACTAACTTACCTGTTAAGTCATAGAATAAATTATACCCTACAAGCTTTGCTTCGGTGCGTTTAGTTCTCATCACCAATCCTTGCAAAACTTACTTTGTCTTGCCTACCACGTAGCCCTGCTTTCATATAGGAAGTAGCACGACCTTCAAAGAAATTCTGATGTTCAACACCCATCACTTCGTCTAACCATCCAAGAGGATTCTCTCGTTGGTCATAGTTAGTTTTAAGACCAAGCTGTAGTAATCTTCGATCAGCTATGTATCTATTGTAAGCATACATATCTTTCTTGGTAAGTCCTTCAAGGTCTCCCATGTCAAACACTAAGTCTAAAAACTTGTCTTCAAGATCAACCATTTGTCTACAAATTTCATAGATTTCTTTCTTGAAATCATCTGTCCATATCTCTATGTTCTCTTGAATAAACTCTCTAAACAATTTAGTCATAGCTTCAACATGCATAGACTCATCACGAATAGAATAAGTAACTATCTGACCCATGCCTTTCATCTTACCGAACCTAGGAAAGTTTAACAAGATTGCAAAGCTACTGAACAACTGTAGTCCTTCTGTAAAGGCTGAGTAGACTGCTAAAGTTTTTGCAATACTCTTCTTATCTTTTTTGATAGTTTTAATATTATGTACGTACTCATGTTTATCTGCCATCTCTTCATACTCTGAAAAAGCTTTGTATTCTATTTCAGGCATACCAACTGTATCAAGCAGTAAGCTGTATGCATGTTGATGGATAGACTCCATGTTAGCAAACGAACCCATCATCATTCTAGCTTCAGGTTTCCTAAAGATACGCATGTATCTATCAACATAACCTGCACCGACATCAACATCTGATTGAGTAAACAATCTAAATATTTGAGTAAGTAAATTCTTTTCAGTTGGTGTTAGTTCCTGCCAATCTTTAACATCTGTATGTAATGGTACGGATTCTGGCATCCAATGCATTTGATTCTGCAACACGTAGTAGTCAAACATCCACGGGTTGTCGAAAGGTTTATAGTAATCTCTTGTGTCTAATAAGCTCATAATTTTTCCTAGCCTTCACAGGCAATACATTCAGCATCATCTAGTTTTATACGCTGAACTTTAGTGTTTACATTTTCTGCATTTCTAGCAGCATTAGTTCTAAAGTAATACAAAGACTTTAGTTTATTCATCCCATACCAATGTACATCATTGACGTACTGCATGTATTCATCATGTACTTCCTGTGGCTCTGTTGCTTTTGGAAGTGTAAAGAAAAGATTAACTGATTGTGCTTGACAAATAAACTCTTGACGTTTAGATGCATGTTCAACAATCCATATCTGATCTATTTCATTAGCAGTCTTAAATATTTCTTTCTCATCATCTGTAAGAATATCAAGGTGCTGTACTGAACCTTCATTACCTGCAATGTCTTTCCACAAGGCAGTCAACTCATCTTTCTTTAACCCTTTGTCTTGTAAAACTTCTTCTAAGTATTTGTTCTTAACTTGGAAAGAACCACTGAGAGTTTTGTGCGTATAAACGTTAGCACGATATGGCTCAATCGAAGGAGAAGTACCACCACATATAATACTAGAACTAGCATTAGGTGCAACAGCGAGTAGATGAGCATTCCTCCTGCCACTACCACTGACATCAGGAGCTTCTCCACGATCCTCTGCAAGTCTTTCAGAAGCTCGGGTTGCCTGTGTCTTAATATATTTAAACGCTTTATAGTTAAAGCCCGTAGCGAAGATACCTTCAAAAGGAATGTTGCGTGATTGGAGATACGAATGAAATCCCATCGCACCAAGACCAAGTGACCTTTCTCTATAAGCCGAATAGGCAGATTTAGTAAAGCCTTCCCTGCCTTCTTTAATGTGTTTTTGAAATCTTTTAAAATTTGCATTGTATTCTCCTAGACTGTCTGTGTCTACTGCATGATCTATATAATGTTGAAGTACATTATCTAACATAGTTATTAAGTCTTCAATAAACAAAGGGTTCTCACTCCACTCATCAAAGTATTCTAAGTTTACAGAAGACAAACAACACACTGCTGTTCGTTCTTCGTTAGTAGGAAGAGTAATCTCAGAACATAGGTTGCTCTGTTTGATTTCTAATCCTAAATCTTTTTGTTGTTTAGGTAATGCATCGTTACATGTATCTATGTTGACCATGTAAGGCTCACCTGTTTCTGCTCTTGCGTTGATGATCTGCCACCATAAGTCTCTAGCATTTACAATCTTTGTAGGCTCGTTAGTCTTAGGGTCAATCAATCTAAAGTCTGCATCTTCTTCAACAGATTTTAAGAACTCATTGGTAATGTTGATACCGTTGTGAAGATTAAGATTCTTACGATTGATATCACCACCTGATTCTTTACGCATGTTAATGAACTCTTCAATCTCAGGGTGAGATATATCCATGTAAGCTGCATAGCTTCCACGTCTTGTAGTGCCTTGATTGAAGGCTAACATCTGTGAATCGACTACATGTATGAAAGGAATTGAACCAGTAGAACGACTGCCATGAGTAGTAGATATCCCGTTACTCCTAACGTCACCCCAATATCCACCAATACCTCCACCCGAAGACGCCAACCATATATTTTCATCATAGTGATCTGATAAACCATTCCTGCTATCAGGTACATAATTAAGAAAACAACTGATAGGAAGCCCACGACTTGTTCCCCCGTTACTAAGTATAGGAGTGCTAAACATGAACCAGCAATTGGAACTGTAGTGATAAAGCCTTTGAGCCAATTCAAAATCTGTGTGACTTTTATATGTAGCTGCAAAGACTGATGCTCTTGCGAAGGCTTCTTGTGCATGTGTTTCATTCTCCCATAAGTATCTGTCTTTTATTGTATCAAGACTAAACTTATCTAATAGTTTTTCATTACTGTAATTAATTTTTATACCAAGGTATTCTTTTATACCTACTTTATCGTCAACCATTCTTTGACTCCTTATCATGAATGTGAAGCATTATTATAGCATAATGTAATATCTTAAGCAAGTCTTTTCTGTTCTTTCCTGCTTTATTTCCGTACCTTTTTGCATACTTCATAATGTTACCCATACAAAAACCTTCACCATGACCCGAGTCAATGATTACATCCGTAGCTTGATACTTGTCTGAAGCATAGTGCTCCCCATATGTACCATCAATATATTCTTTTAGTTCAACTATATGTCTGCGTTCATTAAATTTATAATCCATAGTTACTCCATTCCATAGGTAGTGTGTCTTCACTATACCACCTAAAATTGTTTTTCTCAGCCCATTCAGCATGGGTTCGTTTTGTTCTGTCCTTTCTCATCTTAGCTCCCGGCATAGGTGCATAAGGTTTTTGAAATAAAAACACTAACTCAGTATCTTTTGGTAGTGCTGTTCTTATATGTATGTACTTACTATACTCAGGGTAGTCCCAAAACCTACCTTTAGCTTCAAGTAAAATAGTTTTACCATCAATTACTTTAACAAAGTCTGGTTCATATTTATGTTTAACAATGTAATCAAACAGTTCCCAATGATGTTTCCAATCTTTAAGAATTGTCTCATGTAATTTAACTTCCCATAAACTATCGTAGCCTTTAGGAACACCTGTTTTTTTAGGTCTAGGTTTACGAGGTTTTCTAAATCCTACCATTATAAAATAGATGAGTCATAGTTCTTGACTAACTTCCAGTAAGTTAACATAGCATTAAACATTCCTAAGTGTTTGCTTTGTGATTCTCTGTCCCAAACAAAAGGGAGAACCAAGCCTGTATCTTTTCTGTCTACAAAAATAGATACTCTTTCAACATCATCATAACCACAACCTTGTGCGTAAGCAGACAACTGCATTCCATGTTCGTCAAACACTAACTTAGCTGGGTCTTTACCTTTTAAGTTATCTTTTGTTTTAAAGTCTATAAATATTCCTGACTTAGAATACAAGTCTATCTTACCACCATAACCTGCATCAGCACAGAAAGAATCTTCTGCTATCCACTCTTCATTAGGAAAAGTTTCATCTAAGTATTTCTTGATTACTTTGTAAGGTTTAGTTTTAGCTTTACCTAAAAATCCTTTCTCAATCATACCATGTATCTTTGTTCCTTGTTGAGCAGCTTGGATACCTACTTGTCTAGAATCTGTTTGACATCTGTAGTAAAAAGACTCAATTGTTTCGTCCTCTCCTTGTTCTAAGGTTAGAAAAGAATTAAGTAATTGTTTTTGTTTCCAAGTCTCTAAAGATGGCTTGGCTATAATACCCATGATAGTTGTAACAGAAGGAACTAATCCTAAAGACTTAGCATCTCTAAGAGTAGTGTTTCTTTCTTTACCATTAGCACCTATGATAGTATACATAGGCTCACCTTCTTGGGTATACCAGTGTCCTGATTCAGACTTAAATTTATTATAGTTGTCCGTTACTAAGTTGTCAAGTTCTTTTTTATTTTTCATGATTAATCCATTTTAATTTTCTAGTTTTAGGATTAAATGATAATAATCTTACACCTAATTTTTCTTGTGCTTTAGTCCTAACTCTTTTATTCCTATATTTTATCTCGTTTTCATTTGTTGACTCATAATTTATCGACATAGTTTTAACATCTACAAGAGTCATTTCTCCATCTTTCATACTAATTAAATCTATTGGACCTGAACAACCTGTGTTTTTAAATACTTCATAACCATTATCCCATAACCAAGTTACAGCATAGTATTCAGCCAAGTCTCCTTTTCTACTTTTATCTTTAATGAGTTTCACTCCAGTCTCCTCCTATTTTATATTCACCATCAAGAGGACATCTCATATTAAAATGTTCTCCGGCTTCTCGAAGACTAGCTACTGCTAAGTCTCCTATGTTATTAGCTTCTGTATCTTTAACTTCTATCTGCCACTCATCATGTATGTTGGCAACAAATTTAAAGTCAAGACTCCTAAGTTTTAATTTACTCTCCAGTATTTCTAATCCTTTCTTCATTACAATAGCACCACCACCCTGTAGTAAACTGTTTAGTGCAGCATGTTCATGTCGTATATAAATCTTACGACCATCTATTCCTTTGAGGAATCCTCGTTTTGCAGCTCCTTGTACTTTTTCCTTAAGAGTTTTAAATGTGGGGAGATTATCGAGAAAGCGTTCTTTAAGTTCTTTACCCTGCTTTCTTGATCCTCCAACCACACTTCCAATCTTTTCATCTCCTGCTCCGTATACGAGGGCATAGATGAAAGTCTTTGCTGTATCTCTTGATTCAAGTCCTGCAAGTTTTTGATTAGTTGTGTGTATGTCTCCGTTGACCACTTCATGTATATACTCCTTATCGTTCATATAGTGTGCTAACATTCTAAGTTCTAATCCTGAAGCATCAACCCCAAGCAGAACATTACCTTCGTCTACAGTCCAACAAGCTCTACACTCTTTACCAAAGGGACTGTATACTGCTGGTATCTGAGCCATGTTAGGATGATTGTGGGACATACGACCAGTAATAGTTCCGTTAGGAATGACTGAACCATGTACTCTACCATCATCTTCTAGGGCATCCAACCATGATTGTATCTGAGCTATACGCTTTTGATACAACAAGAAGTCTGCAATTAATTTAGCTTCATGTATGTGAGTAATCTTTTTAAGTGTACCCTCGTCTACAATAGGCTGACCTGTAGGTGTAAAACGTTTAGGTTTCCAACCTACTTCAACAAGATACTCACCAATTTGTTTACGACTACCTAAGTTAAACTCTTTAAGTTCTTGTCGCATAAATGGTTTATAGTTTTTTGTAGACATACAGTTATCATATTCTTCAGGTCGTAATCCTGACTTAGATAACTCACCATCTTTCTTAAACTTAGGTACAACTAATTTTACATCAACCATTCTAGGTTTGAATGTTCGTTGTACTTCCTCGACTATTTCATTCATCTTAGTTTTAAGTTCAGCTAGTAAAGTAGTAGCCTGTCGTTCATTAAATTTGAATCCGTTGTTTTCTTGGTCAGACATTATCCGAGCAACTCTATGTTCAAGATCAATTGATTGTTGACTAAACCCTGCTTGTTCTTGAAGTAATCTATAGTAAACTAATTCATTTAGTTTAACATCATTAATACAATACTCTAGCATCTGTGGTGTATACTCTTCAAAGTCTATAGGTTGTTCTTGTTTAGCAAAGTTAACACGATAACCCCACGTCTTTAAACTATGTCCGTTTTCTCGGATAGGTCTAAACAACCTAGACATAACAAGAGTATCTTCAATGTTCTTGTGATATAAATCTACACCAGTTAGTTTCTTAATAACATCTAGATCAAAGCGTAAGATGTTGTGTCCAATTAATGTATCGGCATTACTAAGAAACTCTA